TCAATCGCTTTTCCCCTTGATCCGCGTCAATCTATTGCTCGTGTGATAGCTCTTGGCGCTGATCATATGATCGTGAAACGATCCGCTGATCCGCGTAATAGGGTAGCGCGTTTCTATAGTGTTAAAGGTATGAATACACTTTTTTGCTTTATTTGTTTGACATTGTCGTCATGTGTAGTTTATAGGGTGTGCATGTTCGCAATTACGCGGATATAGAAAGAAAGAAAAATACTATGAACAACACTACTTACAATGGATGGGCTAATCGCTCTACTTGGTTAATAAACATATGGTATGAACCGGACACTGAAAGCGATCTTGATTGGATCAAGGAAGAGCTAGAAGAGCGTGTAAGTTCATTATCCAATAGCGATAATGTATGCGACAAGATACTCGCTGACATGCTCAACCTGCAAGAAATCGATTGGGATGAGTTAAAGGAGCATGTTGAATTAGAAGAAACTTGCGAGGTTTAGACTACACATGGAAGCACATTACATCATTTCACTCATCATATTAGCGCCTTGGTTCATGGTAGGCGCTTGGGAATTACTTCAAGCAATAAAGGAAAGGAATTAAAACAATGAAACTAGATATAAACAAACCTCACTATCTTTGCTCATGGGAGGAAGTTGCAGAGATTCACACTAGAGAAACTCTTTTTGAGCAATACAAGGATACGAACTTATTTAATGATGAAGCGAGAAACGATTGGGGCTTTGATAATGACGATAATTACGATCTATCGTTTGAGCAAATATTGGATAAGTTTGACGCGCTTTATGATGTGGGCGAGTGGCATTCCTACAAGGATAACGCCAAGCGCGTCATAAATGACAACATGATCATTCAAAGAATTTGGTAAAGGAGAAACAAGCATGAATTACGAATTAATAGAATTAACAATCCATTTTGATAACAAGGAGAGCGAATACATGATCGTTTCGCTAGACTCAACGGCGCACCAACTTGTTCGCGATTATGTCGAAGCCAATGGCTACGAATTAATCGAGAAACCTATCGAGGAGAAACTAGCATGAAAGAATTACAAATACTCGTATGTGAAAAAAGGGAGCTAGCTTCAAAGATTTCGTATTGGGAGAACCAAAAACGAAAAGCTGAAAAGCACTTAAAGAAACTACTTACAGAAGTTGAACAAATAGAAAAAAAGATAGCAAAGGAGAACGCATGAAGCACGCCAATGATTTATTCGCTCAGGCGGTCAGTCAATTGATCGAGATTGGCGAGAAAGCACGCAAGGAACGGGAAGCACGGGAACGCAAGGCGGCTGATCGCGAAGCGATCCGCGTAAAGCGTAAGGAGAAACGCGCACATGTGAGGCTCACGGAGCGCGAGAAATTACAATTACATTTCAACTTCAATTAAACCACAAAACAGAAAGAAAAACTATGAAAAACAACACATCTAACCCATTGAGCAATTGGCTCGATGATAAATTAATCATTGTCGGATTAGACAAATCAAGCGAATCCAAGCTAAGGAGAAACTTGGAAGCGGATCTCACTAAGTCTTTTATCAAAGACGCGACTAAGAGAAAGAAGAAGGTCCTCGCCAAAGTAGAGGGGGGTGAGGGATGAGCGTATACGAGAAACTTCAAAACCTTTACCTTGATTGGCTTAATAATTTCCTAACCCGCGAAAGGTTTGCATCTTGGTATGATATCTCCGAGGAACAAGGCAATCGAATCATTGAGATTGGACGCAAAGTCCACAATCGAAGGGTACGAATTTATAAGGAGAAACTCAATGAGCAGTAAAAACGAGTCCGACACAATTGCACGCCTGGCGTTGGGCCTCATCATCTTTTTGGTGATGAGGTACGCGCCCAGGGCGGTTGAAGCTTGGCAAAAGAGAAAAGATATGAAAGGAGAAATACGATGAGTGAAGAAGAGATAGTATTCCCTTGGAGTTTACAAGCTACTGATACAATTGAGAGTTTACATACTCAACTCCAGGCAAACGGTAGCAATATATCTTTGCAGAGGTTGCGCGATATTCAACTGAAGATTATCAAAGAGAGAGATGGTATTCCAACAGAAGAGATTTACAAACTGCTTAAAGAAGAGAAATAAGAGAAATCGGCAGGAAGGCACCTAGAAAGCGTTTTGATGTAAAAATCTGTCTAATTTATCAGACCCTACCCCCAAAAAGCACGATTTGATGCCTTCCTGAGCCTCTATCGTGCTTTTTAGTATCCATCTGTAGTCTACCAAGCCTTTGTTTCTTTCTTTTCGCCTAAGCTTGTACTCCAATTGCCCGTACTCTTCTCAAAACCAAGCATGACCGTGAGATCAGTCTCTCCACCACGATTCTTGGCGATATGGCAATTGATGCGATCTTTGGTTTCATCCACCTTGTCCTCAACTGATAGGAGAATTACGCAATCCGCATCCTGCTCGATACTCCCGGAGTCTCTCAGATCGGAGAGCATGGGCTTTCTGTTATTGATCTCGCACTGTCTTGATAATTGAGAAAGGGCGAGGACCGGAATCTGTAGCTCCATACTGATCTGTTTGAGACTGCGAGAAATGGCGGTGATCTCCTGCACGCGGGATTCGTATCCTGGAGCGGAGACTAATTGCAAATAATCAATCACCGCCAACCCCACATCTCCTTTCACTCGCTCCTGGGCGAGAAAGGCGCGGATGGAATCAAGCGTGGCCTTGTTGTCATCCTTGAAGGTGATGGGCCATCCCTGCATCCTCTTTGTGGCATCCTCGAGCTTTTTACGATGGGCGGGGAGAAGATCCCCTTTCATGCGTGGGCGGGCAACCCCGCTCTCGCGGGAGAGTAACCGCCCGGAGCATTCCGAAGCACTCATCTCCAAAGATGCGTAGCTTGCACGGTATCCCCTCTTGGCAATCTCATGAGAGAAATGCAATGCGAGTCCTGACTTCCCTACCCCAGGTCTTGCGGCTAGGACATAAAGCTTTCCCGGTTGGAATCCTCCGCTTAGACAAAAATCCAATCGTTTGAATCCTGTGCTTACTGCGGATGATTCTCCTGCATCTATGGAAAGAAACTCAGAATGTGCTTCCTTGGTGGCGGGTCCCACTTTTACCTGTCCCTTCCCTGATGCCAATGCTTTGGCTACCCTGAGATTAAACTCGGAGGCGATCTCATCTGATTGTTTACCCTCCTTGAGCATATCCGTGGATACCATGAGCGCTCGTTCCACTTCGCGTCTGTTCCTCGACTCCACCAATTGATCCACATATCTCTCCACCTGTCCACCGCCATACTTCTCCGCAAGTTCAAGAGCTTCTGAGGAATACTCAGGTAGCTCAATCGCCACATCCACCTCATTCAACTCGGATCGCTGTGCGATCAAACGGAATATCGCTTGGTGCGCGGGCGAGGTGAAGTCATCCTCCGTTAAGCGCTCAACCGCTGTGGCGGTGGAGAGATTTGTGTCATCCCTAAGACATGCGGCTAGGACCGCCTGCTCTGATACAAGGAAGTCCATCAAAACTCTTCCTCGTCCTCATACTCAGGAATTGTGACCTCCTTGAGGATTGGATCGTTATTTGCCTGGGGCATCTTGTCCTTGATCCATCTCCTGCATGCATTGCGATATGTGGCAATCCAATCTGCTTGGACATGTCCCTTGCCCTTCGCCCAATCCACGAAGATGGAAACCGCTTCCGAGTGATTGAGTCCTTCCTTCAATGCAATCTCTTTGGGAGGATCAAAATTAGAGGGTATCTTGGATGCCCTCGTTTTTGTTTTCTTCTTTCCACTAATCGCGGATTTTTCGCTATTATTAATATTAAAACAATTGGAACAATTGTCGCGCACGCGCGAGGGATGCCGCAGATACTCCACCAGGAGTGGAGTAATGGTGGAAACTGCGGTCACTCCATAAAGATCACAATGCTCTTTCAAAAGATCACTTATCCATTGAGGAACCTTGATGCGCAGTTCTGTCTTTTTCTGTATTTCGTCTGTCATTATAATCCTAAAATTGTGCAAACAAGTCCTATGATAATTGTGAAAAATACGACCCCACATATGGCAAATAACATGCCTTGGGCGAATAGTTTGACCATGCTTTTTATGTAGTTCATTATGCTACTTTCTCCTTTAATGCAGAACCCATTGCTAACGCTTGAAAGAAAGACTTGGTCTGCCCTGTTATCATTACACCACTTACTCTTTTACTTCTTTTTCGAGAATCCATGCGTTCTAGGTCCCTTTTAAGCATCTGCTTGTATTTAAGTCTGTTGTATGTCTCTACTTTCCTCATTTCTACAACCTGTTTATCTTTAAGTATTTGTTTTCGAATATCCCTGTAGTGCTTAAGAACTTCATGGTAAGCTCTTGAGACATAATTATTATGACATCTATCGTTATGATAATTAAAGTATGGCATACCATTGTAATGAGGAGTCTCATAAGTATTTCCGGGGAGTGTCTCACCCCAAAGATTGCGCCTTGGCATAGCTTGCACACGATAATATCCCGGCTTGGTCAGCAACCAAATCCCATTTCTAATATCTCCATACGGACTAGAAAATGGATCTTCGACTGATACCTCAATACATGGCTTAGAGTAATGGTTTTTCTCAAAAGACTTTTTGTAATGTCTCTCAATCTCATCTTTTGATATGTATACTAGAGGTTTATAACATTGCTCCAACCAATCAAGATACGGGCAATCCTTTAAATGTAGCTTTTCATTATCCTTGAGGTCTTTATTATGCAGTCGATATACAAATCCGTAGAACTTTCGATGTCTTCTATCCCACTCTTTTTCACTCCTGCATTTATCCCTATTCTTTTTTGACCTCACAGTTGAGTAAGTAATTGCTTCATCTCTGCCCTTGTAAGTTCAGTATTCTTGCGGAATATAATCTTACCTTTGGAGACATAGTAGGGTAACTCCTGCGGCTTAAGATCATCCTGCAACTTACTGTCCTCGATATATGCTTTTTGTTCACGCAGAGTGCGAAGATTTCCATCCCCGAATAATTGCGTAACTTGCTCGGTACTTGCATCCAATGCACTAACTTCCAATACATCACCACCTGATATGAGAAGTTCAAACTTCTCCCCCTCAAACACACGGTTTTGTAAACTGTAGGGTAATCGCTTTACAATGTTTGTCTTCTTTGCATCTGACATTCCTCCAAGAATTAACTTCGGATGTATCCACTTTCTACCAATGGCCTCAAATTGTTTCCATGCTTTTGATGGCACAATATCAGCAAACTCAAGTTGCATTCTCTCCGCATTCTTTGGGTCTTGGTCAATTGCTTTCACATACAATTCTCCTGCTCTGACAAAGCCATTGATGCCTGTGGTTATTGCTTCTCTAAACTGTGAGATTAATTCTTCATTAGTTAATTTAAGTTCTGTTATCATAGTATTCTCCTTATTTATTTGTTATTTAAATGATGCCTCAGAATTAGAATGGCATCTGCTGTTTTTAATGTGAGTCCCTTGGTTGAGGGAAAGAACTGCTTGGCGTGATTCATGAGCGCTTTCTTACGCTTGTTTGAGGTTAGCCCACTTAGCCCACTCAGTCCCTTCTGCCACTCCTGTGGACGCACCAAGACGAACGGGATCTCCGCCATCCTGAGTACGCCTTGAAGAAATCCAAAGCTAGTCCCAAGCTTAAAGCTAGTACTCGATGGAATCATCTTCCCGGCAAAGGGAGGAACATGCTCAACCACAGCCTCAATGCTCGTCACATCAGGATGGTCTTTCAGGTCCTGCATATGCTCAACAAACTCGAAGTCTTCATCAAGGGTATGCAGAGCAATCTTGTGCTGTCCTCCCCATGCAATGGCGTATCCACCACTCTTGCCGGGATCTATGCCTATCGTAATCTTCATGTTTCCTCCTCCTCGTCTCCGCAATCTTCCTCGAAGTGCAGGATGAGATCAGGATCGCTCACATTATTAAGATCCTCTTTCCGCAAATGGGCGACCACTTGCTCGAGGGCCGCTTGCATCACCGTTACCGCACCGAAGAGATCAGCCTTGGCTAATTTATCACTCGCCATGACAAGTGCCTGTTTTGTGTTGTCCAGGTAATTCATGCCGCCTTTCCCTCCGAGTCGCGTCTCACCGCATTGGCAAAATCGGTAATGTCAATCGTCCGCCTATTGCCCACGGTGACGCTGTGTAGCTCATGCTCCTCAATGATCCGGTAAACATAGGTACGACTAACCCCAAACTTATCCGCCAATTGCGAAATGTTTAGACGGTTATTCGTAATCTGCGAACCAAGATCCAAGGTTTCCACCATGTCGCTATACCCAGGCCATATGCCACTTGATTGGCAGGAGGCCCATAATTGGCACGCTCTTTCCATGTTGGAGAATTGCTTGTTTATATCGCTCTCCTTGATGGTGTAGGCGGCTGTAGCATAGGGTGCTGTCTTCTCCACCGCTATGAATACGAACTGCTTGGGTTTCTCTCCGAGTAATCGTAATGCGTGCATGTACCAACAGGCTTGAAATAAGTACCCAAACTGACGCACACTCTTCGTGAATCCACG